CACAAAGATCTGTAGCCCTTTCATTTAATGACATGGATAAGGTTCTGAACATGTCAACCAATCAAGAAGAACATGTTGAAGCACCAAAGACAATTGACCGGCTTGAAACCATTAGCAACATGCGCAACGAGGAGAGAAAGAGAGAAGAAGACGAAGAAGACGACATTGAAACCCTCACAATAAGCAGCGACCTTGACCCGAATGAGCTCGATGGCGCAATTGAAACTCTTGATGATGAACTCATGAAGTTAACGGCGGCAGTTGAGGACGACGATTTAGGAATTCAAATGTTGGAATAATAATTCGTTAAAACAACGAAAATAAAGATGAGATTGATATTATAAATGACAGAACCATCTTCTATTTATACGTATGCCCTTGTTATAGCCATTGTTTACACCCTCATTCGGTTCATCGAAACGAAATACATATCAAAAAATGACATCACTATGAAACAACTTGTTAAGGGATCATTCTTCGCATATTTAGCTTCTCTCGGTGGAATTTATGTTGTTAATAATATGATTTCTCCTGAAGTAAGTGTTGGAGAGAATGTGAAAGTGTTTACTGGGGAGCCTGATTTTTAACGATTTTAATAATCATGTCAAATGAAGAATATAAATGATATTATTGTAACCATTTATATGCCTGCTTAACACTTATTTTTAAAGTGAAATCATTAAAATTCATTCGAACATGATGTAATGAATTTAATTTATTAAGTTCCACATTTAAGCATAGCACGGTATTGCGTCAATGTCCATGACAACATCTTTCTTTGTTACACTTGCAATCACATACTCCGAAAATGCACTCTGTTTCACTTCTTCTCTCGGAACACATCCATGAACTGTGCGTGCAATCATCTTATACAACTTGAAACCCTCATATCTCTCTTCTCCACTCTTCTTATAAAGCACATTTTTGCCCTTATCATCCTTACACCACTTGGCAATCAGTTTCACAAGCAACTCATCTTCTGGGACATCGTCTTCTTCCGACGTAAAATCAAAGAAATTGTCGTACATTGAGCATCCAAGACGGCACAAATCAAATGACTGATTTGGCATCATAGCCGGTTTGCTGTCAACATAATATGGCTCAAAGTTATACTGTCCAGCCGCATCATTTCCGACTGCATAACTGTCATTGTGACAAAGCTGACCGTTATATTTGTAGATTGACCTGCCAAAATCGATTATTTTAAATATACGCCCATGAGTTGGAACCTTATAATAAACTCCATCCAATTTGTAATATAAGTATTTCTGCTTTGTCGCGACATACATTACATTGTTAGTGTGTAAATCATTATGTGTAAAGTCAAATGCTTTATTATATGCGGAAAGTGTCATTATAACTTGAAACAATGCTGAAGACAACTCTTCTTTCTCCATGTCGGCAATTAACGAATCCAGTGTTCCATCCATTTTCTCAATAAAAATCATGTTTGCCGGGAACTCATTGATGGTCGCTTCGATGACCATTTCGTCACTGTCATCTTCCTCACTTTCTTCCTCCTCCTCTTCATCCGATTCTGTTTCAACATCTTCCCATTTTTCGTCGCCATCTTCTTCCTCTTCACTACTATTTGAGTAACGCGACGAGCATTCACTGTCACAAGTGCTTTCTTCTCTTTCTCTCGACGGGATCGGTGTTTCCTCTATTTCCTTTACTTCATCATCATTCACGCTATTGCAGTGTTCGTCTACAAACATTTCACTCAAATCCTCTATGATTCCAAGAGAATCAACCGAAATGTTGTCCATAGTCTTCCCCAACTCCAGCCGTTTCTTGCAATTGCGCGTAAAATCCCGCGCATATTGTGCCTCTTGCTCACTATTCACGTTAAACAATTTCCCACGATTGCTCTTAAAAAACTCGGAACTATAAAGATATTCCGCATCATCGGCGATATTGAGTTTAAAATCATTCTTTATGCACAAATAAGAACCATAAAAGTCGATTGCGTTGATAAATCCATGCTGATTGAGAAGTATGCTGGAGAGAAAATAGAAGAACCCGTCGGTATAAGATGAGTTGTTTACGTCAAATATTTTTCTCTCTGTATCAGCTGATGGGGTTCCATCCAGAGAGGGCAACACATTAACACTAACATCCTGCAACTTACCCACCATATACTTATATGTATCGTAAAGTGGGGCATATTTCACATGGACTACACCGGCATCAGTCTTATATGTAATTTCATCAATCTTATCATCAATGTGAGACACCGATTTAAAGGTATTTAAATTCATGCTGTTGTAATTCGTGTTATTGAGAGAAAAATAGTGCTGATAAAGCGGCATATAGTTTTGTATCTTGGAAACCCCCATTTTCTCATGAATGTCCTTAAATAATTCGACATTCTTGTTTTTCCTATAATTCAACTGAAACATCAACGATATAAACAAAAAGAACATAAATATCGGTGATTTTAAACCTATTTCACACCATACCATACATGCCCACAGCGAACAATGTGAATGTCTCGGGCTCCTGTTGTGTTGTTAATGAATTGCTTGTGTTTATCGGCATCGCTGACACACACAGTGCTCTTAATTTTCTGCCATTTCTCTCGGCATCCACATGCTGAATACTGGTTGATTTTGTTCCGCCAATCATAGAGAGAAAGGTCACACGACAAAATGACATCAGCCACGGTGCTCATTTTTAGTTAAATGTGAATAAAAAGAAATTATTGGTTATTTTAATTCAATTTTTTAAACAATCATTCGAAACTTATAAACAACATTGTTGATAGGTTCGTATAGTTGAGAAGTTGGTGTCAAAATCTTCCAAGACAAAATCAGCGATGGAACTTTAAATTTAGAAATCATAAATGCATACTCATCACACTCTTCGCATCGTCTGATAAATTTCTTAGCACCCATGACATCGAGTTCGTCCAATGTAATCGGTGTAGTAAACTTGACTTGAGCAGGAGAGCACGTGTTGCACATTTTGCTGTTGATTGACGTTCATTTCAACGACAAACGTCATTTCAATTTTTTATGCCTGCTTAACACTTAGAACAAGGTTTAGTAAATTTATTAAAAATGTTCTAATTGATTGTGTTTAAAAATAAGTACTAAGCCCTATGCCGGAAGGAATTCGCTCAAAAAAATAAAATTTTCTCTCGGCTTTAAATACCGGCATTACAGATGAATTTAGAAATAAAGAAGTTTGATATGCGTAAAATCAAGTTTGACCCTAAGGAAAACAAGGGTCCCGTCATTGTTCTCATTGGTCGTCGTGATACAGGCAAGAGTTTCCTTGTAAATGACCTCCTTTATCACCATCAAGACATTCCACTTGGATGTGTTATTTCCGGAACAGAGGCCGGAAACGGTTTCTACGGTCGCATTGTTCCAAAACTCTTCATTCACCACGAATACAACACGTCAATCATTGAGAACATTCTTAAGAGACAAAAGTCAGTTCTCAAGGAGATGCAACGGAGCGAAGATGTCTATAAAAAACCTGCTAACATTGATCCCCGCGCATTCGTAATCATGGACGACTGCTTGTATGACGACAAATGGGCTCGTGATAAGATGATGCGCCTGCTTTTCATGAACGGCCGCCACTGGAAGATTATGCTTGTCATAACCATGCAGTATCCACTTGGTGTCCCGCCCAATTTGAGAACAAACATTGACTATGTATTCATATTGAGAGAACCATACCGCGCCAATCGCGAGCGAATTTGGCAGAATTACGCTGGTATGTTTCCGACATTTGAGGCATTTAACCAGGTGATGGACCAATGCACTGAAAACTTTGAATGCCTCGTGATTGACAACAATTCCAAGTCGAACAAGCTGACCGACCAGATATTCTGGTATAAAGCACAGCCTCGCAGCAATTTTCGGCTTGGTTCAAAGGAATTCTGGGAAATGTCTAAGGAACTCAATTCAGATGACGAGGAAGAACAGTCATATAACCCGAAATCGGCGTCTGCTAAGAAAGGGCCTGTTATAAACGTGAAAAAGAATAAATGGTAAAAATCAAGACAAAATATATATTTATATGCCTGTGTCAATGGAAAAAACACAATTTCAGCGAAAGACGCAAAAAAAGCTTATTGTATAGTTCCTGTCTTTTAAGCATTCAACTCGGATGACAGTCAGTTGTGTCTTAATCCAACTGAACTCTCCAATCCTTCGGGAATTTAGACAATTAAACGCTATGGCTTATAAGCCATGCCAGCAAACTATTTGCAAAGTTCTCTCGTTTTTCTTTTGAAAAATCAGTCAGTGGAAGAATTTCATCCGCAAACATCGCACAAATTGCTTTTCGCATCCCTTCCATGGCTTCACCAATCGTTTTGCCGTCATAATCACATGGTCCGTACCAGTATTTAATACATTCTGGAACGGAATAATTATAAGTAAGATTGCTGACACATAAACTCTCATCTTGCATGTAAACACCGATGCTATTATACAAAAGAATTGACCAACCCATTTTATTAAATTGTATAATATGTAGTATTGTTTTTTAAGTCAATTTTTTTTTATTCGTTATTTATAAAATGGAAAGATACAGAGAAGAAAAAAAAACCTTTACCATTTGATATTGCAAGTGAAATATTTAGAAAAGATTTGCCAGAAGACATAGGAAATTGCGATTATGCAACACCGTTA